GCGTCGAGTCTGGGTCGGTGACGCTGTCTGCGACGTCGCGTCTGCGAGCGTCGGGCCAGCTCAGCCTCACGGAGACGGCTCAGGAGATCGACTGGTTCAACATGCACGCTCGCGTTGATTACGTGCCGGTCGGCATGGAGGGGTGGCCGGTGGCGACGTTCGTGATGTCGTCGCCGACCCGCTCGGTCAATGACCATAGGGTGACGCGAGACGTCGAGCTCCTGTCGACGCTCGCGTACCTAGACCGCATGTCCACGGATCGTATCGAGCAAGTCGAGAACGACCACTTGACAGATGGCAAGTGGAGCTTGATTAAGCGATACGCAGCAAAGGCGAAGAATCTGCGGATAGGCTTCACGAAGTTCGGGGATTACGGCTTCGTCGGAGGGCCGAGCCTCATCAATGAGGCAATTACATACGACGTCGGAACGAACATCCTCACGATGCTCAACGACTGCGCGCGCCTCGTCGGCTGGGGCGCATTGACCCCCGATCCTTACGGTGTCATCACGGGCGGGCCGTACATTCGCCCGTCACGCCGCCCGGTCTCCTACGTTTTCCGCGAGGGGGACACGGCGATCCACTCTGCAGACTGGACGATTGACCGCGATCTGTTCGCGGTGCCAAACGTCGTCGTCTGCGTCGGCACCCCGGGATCTGACGACACCAAGCGAGGCGAGGACAGATATTACGCGGGACCGTCTCCTGCAGTGGTCGGGGTGGCCAGAAACGATCGTAAAGACGACCCGCTCTCAACTGTAAATCGCGGCGAGGTCGTCCACGTCGAGACAGGTGTGAAAGTCACAAGCCAGGCAGCAATTGACCAGTGGGCCGCCCGCGTACTCGCGGAGAAATCAATGCCAGCGGCCACGCTGGTGATCGAGCATCTACCAGTCAATATCCGACCGGGGGACGTCGTTGAATTCGTGTCGCAGGGGCAGCGACTCCGGGGAACAGTGCAGAAGATGGAGATCCCGCTCTCCCCTACCGCGCTCGTGAAGACAGAGATCAAGGAGATTCGCGGTGAATGACGTCGATTATCTAGCCGCTGTGGTCGCGGATCTGCGGCAGCGGGTCGATGCGCAGCCGTCCTATCAGTGGGGCACGGCAGTGCGGTCCGCGCGCCAGGGGCAGGTGAACGTGCAGCTCGACGCAGACCTATGGCGTGTGCGCTCTGACGAGAACGCGGCGATCACATCAGTCCCGGACCAGCTGCTCACTCGGAAGGTATATCCGGGTGACAGAGTCCTCGTGCAGATCCACGAGGGAAACATGCAGGCTATCGCAGCGACACGCACATACCGAGACCGATATCTAGACCTAGCCGACCTCAACATCGGCGGAGGCGGAGGCGGAGGTGTAGGGCCGCAGGGGCCACCAGGCCCCATCGGTCCGAAGGGCGACCAGGGTGAGCGCGGCCCGGCTGGCCCTCCTGGCCCGAAGGGCGACAAGGGTGAGACTGGCCCGCGCGGCCAGAAGGGTGACCCGGGTGAGGCGATCACCGTCGTCACGCCTGCTGGCGTGATCGCCGCGTTCGCGGGCTCGTCTGCGCCGACCGGCTGGCTCATGTGCGACGGCAAAGAGTACGACCGACGAACGTACCCGGAGCTCGCGAAGGTGCTCGGCAACAACTTCAAATTCCGAGTCCCGGACCTGCGCGGCCGGACAGTTCTGGGAGTGAACGCTGCGCACCCGCTCGGCGAGCTCGGCGGCGAAGAACGGCATGCGCTCACGGTGGATGAGATGCCGAGGCACTCGCACCAGATCGGCGGAGGATCGAGCTACTGGCCCTCAGGAGCGGCGATCTACCAGACGAACTTCGCGGGCGGCTCAGCCTGGACAGGCATCGCAGCCGCGGGGAGCGGATCTCTGGATAGAGCCATCGCACAGCCAGAGGGTCAGAGCGCGCCGTTCAGCGTACTGCCTCCGTACATGGCGCTGAACTACATCATCAAGACCTGAGAAAAACAGGCGCAATAAAAGCCTAATCCCCGACAGCCAAACAGGCTGCCGGGGATTACTCATACCGAAAACACCAACGAAAGGCGGAGAAATGGAAAACACCGACGCAACTATGCCGGCCACGAGGGACGAAGAGGCCGAAATCATGGGTCTGATGACCGAACGCAACATCGCAGCCCAGGACGGAGGCCAGGCATGACGAGCATCAACGATCCTCGCATCACGAAGGCTATCGACATCGCGATGGATGCGATGCGCGTCGAGGTCGGCCATGTCGGCGGGGACAAGTACTGGGACGCCGTCGGAAAGTCCGACTTCCGAGGCTACGCATGGTGCGGAGCCTTCCAGGTCTGGGGATACCTCCAGGCAGGCGTCAACCTCATGAACGCAGCGTGGTGGTACTACGTGCCCTACATCAAGAACCTCGCGCAGAAGATCGGTGCGTGGCGCGACGAATCCGGGTACGGTCATCAAGCGATCTACGAGTGGCACGGCGACGGGATCGCCGACCACGTCGGCGCGTCCTGGCCTGACCAGGCATCCGACTACTTCCGCGCCGTCGAGGGCAACACCAGCATGGGTGGCAGCCAGGACAACGGCAATGGAGTCCTCGTCAAGTACCGAGATGAAGACGACATCCTCGGATGGGTCGACATGCGAGTCGTCCTGGCCTGGATGATCGACAACGGACGCTGGGACGGCAATATCGACACGAGCGCACAGGACAGCGGCTACACCGACATCACCGCGCTCCAAGAAGCCGTCGGCGCGGTCCCCGATAACGTCGCCGGTCCCGACACGCGCCAGCGCATCAACGCCGTTGCCGCCGCATCCACCTGGGGCGGCAACGCCTTCCCATACGGCGTCGAATACACCCAGCGTGTCGTCGGAACCACGCCGGACGGCATCTGGGGCGAGAACTCCGAAGCGGCGCACGATGAGACGGTCGGACTCATCCAGGCAGCCGTCGGCGCATACGAGGACGAAATCTACGGCCCAGCCACCGCCGCCGCAGTCAACATCGCGCTCGCGGGCGCAGAGACCGTGTGAGAGGAGACGGCAGTGAATCAGAGTGACATTCTGTTGGGCTTGCAGTCTGATCCGTTCGTGACGTCGGTCCTCATCGGCGTCGTGTGGCCGCTCATCCAAGCGGCGCTGGATCGCCCGTACTGGACGCGCCGACGTCGCGTCTGGCTGACGGTCGCCGTCGCCGTTGTCGTGACGGCAGGGGTCTGGATCTCGGGTTCATACCCGGCTACCTGGCAGCTCCTCGTCTCGCAGGCGACGGTGTTCCTCGGCGTCGCCTGGACCGTGTACCAGATCCTCTCGGGGATCACGATCGGCGGCGTGAGCATCATTGATTGGGCCGGGGCACTCACCCCTGGCGGCGAGACCCTCGACGACGTGCGAGCGCGCGCGGACGAGGCGGTGACACCCGGCAACTCAGGCGGTGAGACGCAGCCGTGAGCGGCATCCTCTCCGACCCGAAGATCATCGAAGCCACAAACGGCCTCATCGCGATCCTCCTAGCCGGCCTCGGTGGCGTCGTCGCAATGTGGTTCGCCCGCCTCAAGGCCAGCATGGAATCACACATGGAGCGAGCCACCAGGGCCGCAGAGGACGCGAAGGAGGCCGCACAGTCGGCTGACGCGCAGGTCTCGAACGATCACGCGACTAATTTTCGTGATGACCTTGACGAGGTGCGCGATGCGGTCAAGGCCGTCAGCGAGACGGTCGGCGCCCTAGCGGTGCTGCCCGACCGTTTCGAGGGCCTGTCCTCGACGGTCGACCGCGTCGCCGCGACACTCGACGGGCACGGCGAGAGTCTGACTGATCTGAAAGCGCGAATCGACCGCATCGACCAGAGAGGAAGCCGCATGGCGGCAGAAATCCACGATGAGAGAACAGCGCGTGAGTCGGCTCAGCAGATGATCGACTCACACGCTCACGACACCCATCGCGCTATCTACGAGCGGATCGAGGCTCTCGAAGATCGCGCCGAAAAGTGAAGAAGGCCCCCACCACCCAGCGCTCGGGTGGTGGGGGCCTTCCCTTGTTGTCAGGCCGTGGCGGGGGCTGTCACTCCGACTCCGGGGTCGAAATCCCAGTGATAGCTCAAGTGCTCGCAGTTTGCGAGCCAGTGGTTGAACTCGGAGTCGAGGCTGAGAAGGAAGCCCTGACGAATCATCCTGACGATCCACTTGAAGTCGTCAAGCTCGACGACCTCGCGCGGAGTCGGGTAGAAGTGAATCGACATCGGGTCGGCTTCGTCGCCGTCGGCGCGGGCGATTTCGCGGCCGTCGTAGCTGATGGCGACGAAGAAGCCTGCGGTGGGCTGCGAGGGGCCGTTGAACGTCCACCCGGGGCATCCGGGGATATCGACGATGTCGCAGGTGGTCCATGCCTTGGTGGCGGCCGCGTTAAACGCTTGGGTGGCGGCGTAGATGTCCATGGTGTTCTCCTTCGTTGAGTTTCGGGGGGCTTGTCCCTCCCGATGCATTAACTATACATCGAGGACGATGCATAGTGCAAGCTGGAATAACTGTGTTGTGTGCTACTTTTTAAGGTCGGTGCGTGCGCCCTGGCCGGGCCGCGAGGTGAGCCAGGAGTCGATTGTCTCGGGCGCCCAGCCGCGCAGCGGTCCGGAGGGCGTCGTGATGACGACGTCTGCAGGGGGGAGAAGTTCTCTGCGGATGTAGGAGCGAATGGTGGCGACGGCCAGGCCGGCGCGGGCGGCGAAGTCGGCGGTGCCCAGGTACTCGCGGGTCATGAGTACTCCTCAGTTGGTTCGTGTGATGATTTCGACCGGGATGTCCTGGTCGGCCAGGAGGGCGAAGGCCCTCCCGACGCACGCCTGGTACGTGGACAAGGGGAGCCGATCGGCCCACTCGCAGCCGCGTTCGTACGCTGCTTGATCGACGTACGAGAACAGCGCGGTTGGGATCGCACGCACGTCCTCGATCTCGTTGTCAGGGGGGGCCGTCAGCTCGTCGACGCAGTTGAGGGCCTCATCCTCAAGGTTGCCGAGCATCATGTGGATGCTCACGGGATCGCGCGGCCAGGTCTTGCCAATCTCCCATGAGCGGATTACCCCCTCATTCACGTCGAGAAGGGCTGCCAGGTCACCAAGGCTCATGCCTAGGGCTTTGCGGCGGCATCGGAGCCCGGCTGGGGTGAGCGGTTCGGTCAATTGGTCCTCCTATGGGTTGGCCCCCGCGCCGTCGGTTTCGGGCGCGGGGGCCTTAGCGTGTCAGTCCTCGGCGAGCCAGGCGTTCGTCTCGGTGATGTATTGGGCGATGGCGGCGGCGACCTCGGGCGCGGGGGTGCGTTCGGCGGGGCCGTGGAGGCCGCCCCAGATTTCGGCGGGCCACTCGGCGCGGGGAATGTATCGCTCGACGAGCGGCCAATCCTGTGTGCGTTCGGTCGAGGCGCTGCCACCCGGCAGGGCGTCGTCGAAGATCAGCAGGCTGATCTTGATCTCGTCCTGGTATTCGCCGTAGATAACAGCGCGGGCACCGTTGTCGAGGTCGGCGGCAATGAGGGCGCCGTCGCCGTCGAAACGCTCTGCCTTGGTCCAAGTCGTGGCGGTCATTTCAGTGTCTCCTTCATTGAGGTTCGGGGGGCTTTTCCCTCCCGATGACTTAACAATACGTCGCGCACGACGTATTGTGCAAGTCGGAATGAATGTGATCTACAAAACAGACAGCATGGGGCGCCACCGCTTCGGTGGCAGCGCCTCATGCTGCCTGTACCCAATCCGCACCCACCGTGGGGGCAGCGCGTTGCAATTGCAACGATAAATGGGGTGTTGTGGAGATGGGGGGAATCAAAGATGAGTCGTACACCCGGCGTGCCCCTTTCGAGATTCCGGACAGGTTCACGAGGAGGGGCCAGTACCTCGGCTTCGTGTCGGTACTAGCATCACTCGGAGTCGTCGTATACGCGATCTACACGAACAACCCGCTAATCGCCGGCATCATAGGAGCGCTCAACCTCGTCGCGCTCGCGACAGTATTCGTTGCGCCAGGCCGCGCAAGCAAGGGCGAAGAGTAACGCGCCTGACCCTAGAAAGGCCCCGCAGCCGTTTGGCTGCGGGGCCTCCGTCGCTCTTCTCAAGTCCCACGCGCGACGCTCCAGGCATTCCCGGGAAGGACTTCACCAGTCCCCATTTCCCTACATGTCGCGTATTACTTTGTCGAGTGCCCGCTGCGCTCGACGTTTGAGCGATGTGTCGCATTTGTCAGAGCATGTATGTCGGTCGCGTTTCGTGTAGTGAATATTGCGGGGAACTGGTTGCCCGCAGACTACGCACGGCTCGCCGTTATTGGCGCGTCCATCGGGATGTTTCAGCTCTGAAAGGTCCGCAATAAATCCGCGCTCGGCCATAATCTGACGGGCCTGGGGAATGATGTAGTCTGGCAGCGTTCGTGTTGCGGCGGTTTTGCCGGCTGGGACGGCGGCTTGTATTTCTGCGATGGTGGTTGCTCCGAGCCTCGCTGCGAGTGCGATAAGCACGTGTGCTGCAGCGTCTGCGTCGGCTCCCGCCTCATGATGCGTGAACTTTGGGAGTCCGAGTTCTTTCGATACTCGCGTGAGTTTGTAGCTTGGGAGTTCCAGGTGGGTTCGGGCGAGTTCGAGCGTGCACACCATCTGCGGCACCTGCCATCGCAGATTTGTTGCTTCGCACGCGGCGACCATGACGGACGAATCAAAGTTCGCATTATGTGCTACCAGGGTGTCGCTCCCAATGAACGCGCTTAGACGGGGTGCAACCTCAGGCCATGAGGGCGAGTGTGCAACATCTTCTGGGTGGATGTGGTGGACCCGAATGTTCCATTCGTTGAATTCGTCGTATCCAAGGGGCGGGTGGACGAGTTGGTCGAAGCGTTCGACAATTCTCCCGTCGCGCACACGAGTCGCACCTACAGCGCAGACGGAAGCGCGTTTGGAGTTCGCGGTCTCAAAGTCGATGGCAGTGAAGTCGAGCATGAGGGTCTCCGTATGTTTGGTGGTCGACGGAGGATCTCTCCTCATCGTCGCTGGCGTGCATGCCGAGTTATGGGGCACATCATTGGAAGCCCCAAAATGGGTGGCCTGCGTCTCAAAAGATACTCGGTAATGTGAGCAAACGGAAGGAAGATCACATCGTGAGACTCCTATGTCACGCCTGTCGTTACCACGCCACGACGAGCGAGGGTGTGGCGCCACAGTCACATGCGCCGGCCTAATCCGTGCAGATCCTGTCCCCGTGCCGGTGATCGAGTCTCTCGCGGCACGGGGCAGCTTTATGTCAGGGGCTAAGTAGCAGTCAGAGGGGATCGCTGCTGCCCGCGTCCCTAGCGGATTGGCGCTCAGCGAGGGCAGCGTCGGCCTCGGTGTACGAGCGACCTGTTTGTGCAGCAAAAAGCACTTTCCAGCCTTCAAGCCCGAGCGCTTCGGCAATTCTCTCGATCTCGCCTGCGGTGGCGGCGCGCCCGCGCTTAAGGACGTCGCCGAGTCGCGTGAGCTTCACCCCAGACAAGCGAGATAGCTCGCGGAGACTGACGCCGGATAGTTTTTGTTGTTCAGAAAGCAGTCGGGCAATCTCAGCATCTAGCCGAGCTGCGATAAGTGCGTTTCCCATACGTTCAATGTTCGCACATGCGAACGACACTTTGCAAAATAACTTGACAACGTTCGTTGTTGCGAACATACTTGACGCATAACCGTTCGCAACAACGAACATGGAGATGCAATGCAGACACGGGAAACTCACGCCGACCGTCTCGCCGCTGTCATACGCGACGAAGCGGCTCGCGTCGGCATGACAATCACTGAGCTCGCGGAGAAAACCGGCCTCAAGCGTCCGTACATCTCGCTGCGGCTTAACGGGCATCGCGGGTTCAACGCGGTCGATCTCGACAAGATCGGGCTGGCGCTCGGCACGCCTGCGTGGGAGCTGATGTACCGGGCGCGTAGCGGCGACGATCCGAACAAATCGGATGGGTACGAGATCAAGGACAAAGCGTCGGGGTCGATCATCCTGCAGGCGCGCCGCGTCGACTGGGACGGCGGTGACGCGGCGTGAGCGAGCAGAACGCGCCCGGTGTTTCGCGCGTGATTGTGCCGGATGACAAGAAGGCGCAGCCTTGCAAGGTTCTGTGCACCGACGGCGATCGTGAGGAATACGCGGAGAGCAAGCTACTCGAGGCGGCTGCGGCGACGCAAAATACAGCGCTCATCCTCGGTTCACCCCACATTCGGCACTGGTTCGATGAGGACCTCCTTGCGCGCGCGCAGGGTGATTTGCTGCAGATTCAGGTGCAAATCCTCGAGAAGCTGCAGCGCCTGAATGCGCGCGCGCTTGAAGACCTACATGCGCGGCAGGGGCACGGTGAAGGGCGTGGGGCTGTCGGCGATGTCGAGAACAAGCTCGTCGACGTGCCCGTCGGTCATTGCGGGGGCCTCGAAGATGCGTTGACCGCAGCCGGGGTTGAGCGTGAACGGGTATGCGACCGCGAAGAGTCCCTCAACGTCGTTGGCGATTGCGTTGACTGTGACGGGGGCGGTCCCGGTGTTGCGTAACACGAAGGTGTCTTTGCTTTGCCATTCGACGGAGAAGGCGTGCTCTGCGGGCGCTGGGTTGAGTGCTTCGGCGATCTTCTCGATGGCTTCGCGTTGCCGTGTCGCGTTCGCGTCGGCTTTCTCGGCGGCGTCGCGTGCCTTCTTTGAGGCGTTGGCGTGCCACCAGGAGAACACAGCTCCGACGATCGTGAAGACGGCGCAGGCAGCGCTGATCCATGCGGGTGCGTCCATGTTGTCCTCCTCGGTGAGGTGTGGGTGCCGCACGAGATCGTGCGGTGTGGTTGGCACCTCCCACCTTACCGGGGAGGAGTTCCCAGTCGGGGGCGTTTTCGAGGAGGAGCTGTGACGCGCGAAGAGGTGGCGCCCGTGGCCTACAGGGTCAGGATGTTCGCTCAGTTGATTGAAGCTTCGGACTCGGGTGTGCGTGAGCTGATCGCGTCGGGCGCGATCCGCTCGTTCAAGGTCGGGGGCCTGCTGAGGATTCCAGCGTCGGAGCTGGTGAAGTTCACCGGCGAAAAAGAAGAGTGCCCCTGCGGTTGCGACGCGGGGCACAAGAGCAAATAGAAGGAGATGCTCATGAAGAAGGATAGCACGCGGAATAGGCGCGTGTGGCCGTGGAAGTTGCTGATCGGAGGCGTGTGCGTCGCGGCTGCGCTCGTGATCGCGTCCGGCATGCGTGGACTCGACAATAAGGACGGCTGGCCTGAGTGGCTGTTTTTCCCGGGTGTCGCGCTGGCCATCGTCGGCGGCGTCCTCGTCTACGCAGAGTGGCGGGAGGGATCGCTGTGAGCGCGGAAATTGTGGCTGGCATTGGCCTGGCGCTCTTGGCGTCGATGGTTGTCCTGACGTGGATCGTGTGGCGCGGATCTGCTCGCGCGGCGACCCTCGAGGACATCGCGGCGCGCATGGCGAAGGACGCGGGCAAGGCCCGCACGCAGGGCACGACGCTCCTGCAGCGCACGGCGGACTTCGCCTACTACGACCAGTCCGGCGACGACTCCCTGCCGCACATCATGTGCCTCGCGATGCAGGACGTCATTTTCGAGGCCGAAGTCAACGGATGCCTCGCGGTCGATACGCCGCGTGTGTTCGTCGATCTCGACCGGAAGAAGATCCGCGTCGTCCTCGAGGTGCTGCGCGTCGCGGACCTCCCGGTGGGGGTCGAATGATGACCGATTCGACGTGCACGGCACTGCTGCCGCTCCGACTCGAAGCGTCGGACGACCGCCCCTGTCACGACAAGGCCGCGCGGGAGATCGTGCGGCAGGCCAGGAAACGGGCACTCGCATACCCGACCGAGGCTCACGACTCTAAGAACCGCGCGACGCGCGGACTCACCTACTACCCATCCATTCGCAAAACCACCAAGGAGACAGACTGATGAAGCACACGATTTGGGCAGCCGGAGCCGCCCTCACCATCGCAGCCATGTCGCTGCCCTACGGCGCGGCATTCGCCGACGAGGCCGCGCCGGCCATGACCGCGCAGGTCACCAAGGCAACCTCATCCTCCCGCCAGACCTCTAGCGAGGTGACCGTCGCGGGCACCTGGGCAACGCCCAAGCTTGCGGTCGGCCAATCGTTCACGGTCGGCAGCGTCGACGGTGGCTTCAAGTGGCTGGCCGACTTCCCCTTCGTCCTCGACGACGGAAGCCGGATCGGCGATTGCAAGGCGACCGAAGCAGTCCTCACGTGCACGGTGACGACGGTGCCGGGCGCCTACCAGGACAAGACCGACGTGACCGGCACGTTCAACGCCCGCGCTCGTCTCGATGACGCAGCAGTCGGGACAGAAAAGACTTCGATCACGCTGAACGGCGAGGTCGTCCGTACCCTCGTGTGGGGCGACCGCGACGGCACGGGCACCTGCACGAACGACTGCTCGACGCCCGCGCACTTCGAGTACGCGGCTCCCGAGACGATCAAGTTCGGCTGGACCAATGCAGACACGTCGATCGGCTGGGGCATCAAGTGGACAGTCGAGTCCGGCAAGACCTACACGCTGACGGACGAGACGAACGCTCTCCCGAAGGCCGTGAAGTGTACGTCTGGGCCGACCTGGGACCCAGAGACTACGACCTGGACTGACGGCGCGCTCGACGAGTCAGCGCACACGCTGACGTTCACGCCGCCCGCTGGATCGCTGGTGTGCGTCGTGTACCCCGCTGCGTCCCCTCACGTCGAGGGCCAGGACATCTACACAAACCGCGCGACGATCAACGGCTCGTCTCTCGAAGCGACCGCGACCGTGAAGGCTGCTGGAGGCACGGACGGTGACGGCACCGTAAAGCCCACGCCCTCGCCCGTGCCGACGCCTGAGCCGACCCCCACCAGCCCGGCCACCGAGCCGACGCCGGAGCCCACGCCGACGACACCGGCCCCGAAGCCCTCGGATGAGCCGCAGTCCACGCCGACGCCTGATCCGAAGCCCGAGCCGACCCCGACGCAGGTCGCCGAGAAGCCTCAGACGGAACCTGCGCCCGCTACCGTCCAGGCCCCGCAGGAGCGCCTCGCAAAGACCGGCGCGACCGCTAACGGCCTGCTCCTGATGATCTGTGCAATCCTGGGCGGCGCAGGCGCGGGCCTGCTCATCCTCCGCCTCCTGGAAGGCCCCGCGAGCAAGGAAGGACCGGAGCTGTGAGGTTCGAGGACAAGATCACCGTCGAGCTGAACGCACTGGACGCAGCGATCGCATCAGTCCTGCTTGCCGAGAACGCCGGTCAACTGGCCCTCAAGGCCCTGCTCGCAGACAAGACAGCAGAGGTCGGCGGAACCGCCAACCAAAGAGAACGCGCGCTCGCGGACGCTTACATCAAGGTCGGGAACGCACTGACGTTCGCGATCATGGGCGCCTCGGAGAACCAAGGGCTGCGGAGCACTGGCACACTCCACAGGAGCGTCGCACTGGAGGGAGTAGCTGCCGAAGTGGCGGCTGAGGCCGGCACCGCGACGGAGGCGAGAGGAGAGCAGGCGTGACCGGTTACGTGCGAATCGAAATTGACTACGCCGAAGCGCGGGTCATCAGGGATGACGCGCAGGACAAGGCAGCGGCATTTGAAGCCGACTTGGAGGCGACGATGAAGATTGCCGACCTGGAAGCGCGCCGCTGTGCGCGCGAGGTGCTCGCCCGGAAGCACGAGTTTTACAAGGACCTGGCAGACAAGATGCAGGACGCCTGCGAGATGTTCGAATTCGAGGGTTGCAACTGCGACGAGTGCACGAGCAACAGGAGCGACTGAGCACACTCCCCGATGAGCGCGGCCACGGGGAGGCCACCCGCAACCAAGAAGAAACCAAGCGGGAAAGGCTAACGACCGCGCAGCCCGACCAGCAGACACCCGGGTGCAAGTCCCGGGCGGGCACGAGACCCCGCGCGACGAACGCGCGGGGACAAGCACAGAGGGGACAAAGATGACAAGCATCAGTGAGATCAAGGATAGGCTGGACGCAGTCGCGTTCGCCGGCCGCTCGTACCCGGGCGCGACACGCTCGGATCTTGAAAGCGCGTACCGAAAGGCACTCGAAGACATTACGGAGCACGCAGTAGGTGACCTGGAATTCCTCGTCCGGCGCCTCGGCGAGCTGCGCGCCGCGATCACCGTCGCGGCAATGGACCTCGCGGACGCCGCAGGCGACATCGCCGCGAATTATGCAGCAAACGATGAGGAAGTCGCAGAGATCAGACTCTCCATCGGCGAGCCAATGGAGAAGCTCATAGCCGTCGCGCAGGGAACGTCAGTCCAGCCCGAGGAGGGGGCCAAATGATCACCACGAAGAAGATCCGCAAGGTCCCGCCGCACGTCACGGCTTGTCCGGTCTGCCGCGCGCACCTCGCGCCGCATGGATCGAACGTACGAGTGACCGTCGACGCCGAAAGCGAAGCGACCGCGATCAACGCGGTTACGCATGCGGCGTGCGCCCGCACCGTCATCGAGTTCACCCGCGAGCGCGGTTACACGCCTGCTGAGTTGGCGGCGGTTGGCGCGTGGATCGAGGTGACGCAATGAGGCCGATCTGGACTCTCGACGAGATCCTCATCCCGTCCGCGCAGATGCTCTCGCTCAATGATCGAGGTGACCGTCGCCGCACGGCACCGACCGTGAAGAACTTGCGTACGACGGCGATGATCCGGGCGCGTGCGGCAGGCATCGGCCAGTCGGAGAGACTGCGTCTCGTCGCTTGGTTCCGCTTCCCGGACGTGAGTCGTCGCGATCCTCACAACTACATGCCGACGTTGAAGGCGATGGTCGATGGCTTTATCGACGCGGGCATCCTGCCTGATGACGATAGGCGTCACCTGCAGGGGCCTGATCCGCGGTGTGATCTGCTTGCGCCGGTGACTGCGAAGTGCCTCGGCTCGAAGATGGTCGGAATCACCTTCGAGGCATACCCATTCGAGGGTCGAGCCGGAACCATCGGCTAATCAAAGACTAGGAGCACAGAAATGGCCGGAGATACCGTCATTACCGTCATCGGTAACCTGACTGCCGACCCGGAGCTGCGTTGGACGCAGTCGGGCGTGGCGGTCGCCGATTTCACGGTGGCCTCCACCCCCCGAACCTACGACCGTAACGCCGGCGAGTGGCGCGACGGCGACACCCTCTTCATGCGCTGCTCCGTGTGGCGCGAGACCGCTGAGAACGTCGCCGAGTCGCTGCGTAAGGGCATGCGCGTCATCGTTCAGGGTCGCCTCACCCAGCGCTCGTACGACACCCAGCAGGGTGAACGTCGCACGGTCGTTGAGCTGCAGGTCGACGAAGTCGGCCCCTCCCTGCGCCGCGCACGCGCGCAGATCACCCGCGCGCAGATCACCCGCGTGCAGGCACAGGCCGCGAGCGCGCCGGGCTTCGGTGCGGGGGGTGCGTCTGGTCGGGATGCGGGCGGGTGGGCGCCGTCTGCGGCGCTTGATGCGCCGCAGCATGATCCGTGGGGCGCGCAAGCGGCCGCGTCTGAGCCGCCGTTCTGATCGGTGTTTGTGGAGTAGGTAAGGGGAAAGCCGTGAATGAGCTTGAGCTGTTCGAGTACACGGGGCACGAGGTGCGTGTGCAGGTCGACGAGTCGGGTGAGCCGCTGTTCGTCCTTGCGGATCTGGCTGCGGCGCTGGGCATCGCGAACGTTGCGCAGCTACGCGCGCGCCTGTCCGATGACCTATGCCTGACATACCCCATGCGTGACCGGCTCGGGCGCACTCAGCAGGTCTGGGTTGTGACCGAGCCCGGCTTGTACGAGGTGATTATCCGGTCGGATAAGCCCGAGGCAGCGGCGTTTCGTCGCTGGGTCACCACCGAGGTGCTGCCGTCGATTCGGCGGCATGGCGTGTATGCGACCGAGTCCGCAGTCGATGCGATGCTGGCGGATCCGGAGACGATGATCCGGACGCTGACGGCCCTGCGCGATGAGCGTGCGGCGCGTGTGCGGGCGGAGGCTGTGGCGGCTGAGGCTGTGGCTGAGGTGGAGGCGCAGCGTCCGCACGCGCAGCTGGGGCGCGCGGTCGCGGCCTCGGGGGAGGCGGTGCTGCCGAGCGTGTTCGGGACGGTGTTGTCGGCGCGTGTCGAGGGCATGGGGCCGAACAGGTTTTGCAGGTGGCTCCGCGATTCGGGCTACGTGTACCGGCGCGGCGGGCAGATGGTGCCGACAGCGCGGGCGATCACGCAGGGGCTTCTTGAAGCCTCGGAGGTGCAGGTACCTGGTGGCGGCGTTCGCGTACAGACCTGGGTGCTGCCGAAAGGTCAGGAGCGGTTCGCGCGTGAGCTGCTAGCTGAACGGGCGGCGGCGTCGTGATCGAGAGGCATTGCCCCGATTGTGGCGTGCTGCTTGCGGCTGGCCACGCGCGGTGCCGTCCGTGTTTCCTGCGGTTCGAGGCCAAGTATCAGCGGTACACGGAGCGCGCCTGGATGACGCGGAATTACCCGGATTTTCGGCCTCGTGATCTGTTTCCCGAGGACTACTGGGAGCAGGTAGAGGCCAAGACGACAAGCGTGAAGGAGGTGTACTGATGGCGTGGGTGAAGATGGGTGATGACGCGGACATGTACCCGCGTCTGATGGAGGCGGCTGCGCACCCGAAGGCCGACGCTCGCACGGTGAATGAGCTGTTCGGGTTCGTCATGCGGTGCGCGGCGTACTCGGCGGCGCACCTGACTGACAGCATCATCGAGATCGGCGTCGTCTACACGTACGCGGGTGGGAATCCTGACGTCATACAGATCGCGATCGACACGGGCCTCATCGAGTGGACGGACACGCCGAAAGGTAAGAAGCCAAAGCTGCTCGAGGACCCGGATTTCGTGCATATCCGTTCGCGCGCGGACGTCGAGTGGAGCCGCCAACGTCAGCGCGATAACTCAGATCAGGCGTTGCGTCAGGCGGTGATCGCCCGTGACGGCGACCAGTGCCGCTGGTGCGGAGTCGAGGTCTACTGGCCTGGAAAGACATCGGCCCGCAAGGGCACACTCGACCATCTGAAGCCCGGGGAGGCTGGCACTGTGGACACGCTCGTCGTGGCGTGTACGCGGTGTAATTCGTCCCGAGCGGACGACCCTACAGGCTCGTGGGATCAGTCTCACGAGCTGCTGCCCGCGCCCGAGCGTCCCCGGTACGGGACGTTCACACGCGGCATGCTCGAACGTGCGGGCGTGCTGCGTGGCGCGGAGACCGCGTCCTGCGCGGTAGCTGGTGGAGAGAGTGGTGAGCGTGCGAGCGCGCACGCGGCGGATGGCGACCCGGCCTCGGGCGCACCTACGACGGGTGTGACCTCGGGCTGTGCGGACGCCTCCGTGACTGTGAGCGCGCCTGGCGGCGCGACCGTGGGTATCCCGACCCGCGCGGATTCCGGTGAGTCTGATCAGCTCACTGTCGAGTCCGGCCTCGGTGACCCCGGCGCTGCCCGCACACTCGCCACACCCGAAACCAACTACAAGCGCAAGCGCGGATTCATGCCGACTGGCGTCGGACTCGATTCGTCCAGGCCTCTGGACTCGTGTATCCCCGGGTACGGGTACGGGTACGGGTCGGGAGTTCGGGTAGGCAGTAGGGAACAGGAAGAGGGCCGGGAGCAGGTCGGGCAGGCAGCCGCCTTGTCTGCTGGCTCGAAGAAGCGCAAGCGAAGGAGAAGGAGTAGGAGATGACTGACGAGCACGAACAGGTGCTGGATCGGATTGAGGATGCGATAGGTGCTCTGGTTGCGCAGAAGCACGGGCCGGGAAGGCTGGTCGGGTCCTGGGAACTGATGATTGAGACGATTGATCCGTCGAGTCCGGACGTGACAGCCTGGATGACGGACGGGCGCGGCTCGATGCTGGCGCGGCGTGGCCTTATCGAGGTCTGCCGTGATACGTACAGGGGCGACATCGAGGATGTGGACTGACGATGAGTAGGACGATGACTGGTGAGGTGTGCCCGGTGACGGGTGAGCCGTTGCTGCCGGGTGAGTATCTGTCGCGGGGTGGGGCGGCGCGTCTGAGGGTTGCGACTCAGTCACTGCCGGGCCTCATGGCCGATCTCGCGTACATCGCGTCTCGGAAGTCGGTTCCGGAGGGTGGAGGCTCGAAGGGTCATTCGGTGTCGTCGCCGCCGCTGCGTCTTGCGCTGATGCTTGAGGTTGATGAGATGGCCTCGGCTTTGCAGACGTGGGGTGATGAGCTGATCCGTCTCGTCATGGGGCCGAAGTACAGTGTGCCTGCGAGGGATTGGCGGATGGTCGCGCAGCTGTTCGCCGCTCACGAGGACCGCGTGCGGCGTTGGCCTCTGGCGGCGCAGTGCGCCGACGAGGTCCTGTACTCGATCAAGCGTCTTGAGCACCTCGCAGCCCCGGCGCACGCGCGACTCATGTTCGTCGGCAAGTGCCCGCGTTGCAGCGCTGACCTGCTCGCCCGGGAAGGAGCCGACGAGGTGAAGTGCCGTGAGTGCTGGCAGCAGGTTGATTGCCGAACGGCCGTCGTCCTCATGATGGCCGAGGCAAAGCGTCTTGAGCTGCCGAGGCCGCGTGCGACCAGGGTCGCTGAGCTGATCGTCGGCAAGCCGATCAAGGACGCGACCGTGCGGTCGTGGTGTCAGAGAGGGAAGCTGCTGTCGGTCTCGCCGGAGGTCGGGCACCGCACCTACCGCGTCGCGGACATCGTCGGCCTCGCGTCCTGACAACGAGCCACCCCCGGGCAGTACCTCAAGCGCACCCGGGGGTGGTTCGTACCCGGGGGGAGCCTCGAAACCACCCCCGGGGGTGCTTGCAAACACCCCTGGGGGGTGGTCTATACCCGGGGGCAGTCAGAAACACCCCCTGGGGTGTTGATGCCCGGTGGGGTGCAACGGTGTATATTTCTAGTGTGGCCTTCCGCGTAAGTGGGGGGCCATTCGAGTTTGCGGCGAGGGGGTGGCGCTCATGGTGTCCTCCCGGACGGGCACGAGCCAGTACAAGCACTGGCGCAAGCGAGTGCTCGCAGCCGGGAAAGCTGCTGGCATCACGCACTGTCCGTCGTGCAGTGTTCTGCTCGATTATGTGAACACGCGGACACCGTCGTCGGCTGAGCCTGATCACATCCTTCCTCATCGTTGGGGCGGCAAAAACGTCCTCGAGAACGGCAGAGTGCTGTGCCGTCGCTGCAACCAGTCGCGCGGCGATCGCGTGAACGTTCCGAAGCGGGTCGTTCGGCCTGCTTCGATTGACGTTGATTGGTAAAAACGCCCTGTTTGTGGCGTGATTTCAACGAAAATGGGGGCGCCTCCCCCTCCCTCCCCGGGCGCTCACTCCCAAGGAGATATAGCGCCATACCCCCCCGCTTTCAGGAGGGTTGAGCTGGAAAAACGCTGACCGACCGTGTTTGTTTCGCACGCGGCCGCAGGGGGTGTCTGGTGGGGTACTGGCGCTCGCGGTAGGTGTTATTCGTTGGTTTTTGGCGGTTTAGGGGGTGGTTGTGGTGGCGAAGAAGAAGGCGGGCGCGAAGAAGTCGGATGCGTTCGATGAGCTGGACGCTCGCAAGAAGCTGCTTGATCTGACCCTCGCGTCCCTCGAGTACGCCGAATTCGATAAGCGCGCGCCCCTGATTCGTGAGGCTCGCGCGTTGATTTCTGAGATTTCAGGTACCTCGGGGGCTGCGGTCCCGGAGTCGGTGAAGGGAGAGGGGGGCCAGGTTGTCGATTTCCAGCAGCGATTGGCGAAGCATCGAGCAGGCTCCCCGGCTGCGGGTCGCCGTTGAGCGTCGCGCCAAGTCCTTCGGCGATCTCGCGGGTGAATTCGCGGCATCGTTTGGGCTGATGCCTGATGCGTGGCAGCAGCTCGTCCTTGACGACTGGCTCGCCGCCTCGGCGAAAGACGAGTGGAAGCACCCCGTCGCCGGCCTGTCCGTCCCACGTCAGAACGGCAAGAACGCGTTGCTCGAGATGCGTGAGCTTTTCGGCATGGTCCTCCTTGGCGAGACGGTGATTCACTCGGCGCACGAGGTCAAGTCCGCGCAGGCGCATTACCGCAGGTTCAAGGAGTTTTTCGGGAAGAAGGCCGATGACGAGGCCGCTCGTTACCCTGAGCTAAACGCGATGGTAGAGCAGGTCAGGAACGTCAACGGGCAGGAAGCGATCATCCTCAAGAATGATCCGTCTCGTGGCTGGCACGGTGGTTCCCTTCGGGTGATCGCTCGCTCGAAGTCATCGGGCCGTGGCTTCACGGCAGACCTGATCGTCCTCGATGAGGCGCAGGAGCTGACCGAGGATGCTCTCGAAGCGATCACCTCGACCGGCTCGGCCGGTCACCTCGGCAACTCCCAGGTGCTGTACACGGGCACGCCGCCCGGCCCGAACGCTAACGGGCAGGTGTTCGAGCGTATCCGAGATCAGGCGCTGTCTGAGCATCCCGGCGCTATGTGCTGGCATGAATGGTCAGCTGACCCTGACAAGCCGCTGCGTATGGACGACGTCAAGACCTGGGAGGCCACGAATCCCGCGCTACTCGCAGGCCGCATGAAGCGCTCGTTCATCGAGCTTGAGCGCAAGACGCTCTCGGATGAGGGTTTCGCGCGCGAGCGCCTCGGAATGTGGCCGGCAAACGCGGGTGCATCCCGGGCCATCGACCCGACCACCTGGGACGCGACAGCGGCCGCCGCGCCGTCTGACGGCATCCGTTCGTTCGCCGTCGCTTTCAGCGCGGACGGCAAGCGGCAGGCGCTCGCGGGCGCTCTGAAAACCGGGACCGGCCCCGACGTGCGCTTCCACGTCAACGCGATCGACACATTCACAGGATCGACGGACGACGGCGTGAAGGCCGTCGCTGACTGGCTCGCGGCCCGCAAGGACCGGACAGCGCAGATCAACCTAGTCGGCGGCTCCGGCGCGTCGGCGCTCGCGGACGCTCTGCAGATCCGGGGCGTGCCAGCCAAGATCGTACACATTATGACGACTCGCGAGTATCTCGAGTCGTGCTCGCTGTTTTTCGAGGGGCTGCGCGATGGCCGGATCACGCACCCGGCAGGCGATCCGGAGGATGCGCTCAACACGGCGGTGGCGGTGTGTGACAGGAAGATCCGCGCCCGTGATGGCGCGTGGGGATGGGAAGCCAGTATCCCCGATGGAGATGAGACCCCGCTAGAGGCCGTGTCTGCGGCTGTTCTGGCGGCTAAGACGACCCGGCGCAGGCCGGGCAAGAAAGCGAGGGCCCTGTGAGCGC